TCACTTAATATATCCAATCGCCATTTTATCGCCATCGCTACTATCGGCTAGAGGGTTAAAACGTATTGCATCATCAAGGTGGTCTGGTGAAAAGTGCGCATATCGCATAGTCATTTTGATATCTGTATGTCCGAGTATTCTTTGTAGTACTAAAATATTCCCTCCTTTCATCATAAAGTGGGAGGCAAAGGTATGCCTGAGAACATGTGTTAACTGACCTTTGGGTAACTCAATTTTGCAGCGTTTTAATGCGGTTCCAAATTGTGTATAACAATCAGTAAAAAGGCGGCCACTATTTTCTGGAAAACTATCATGTAGTTCTTTCGAAATGGGAACAGTGCGGTTTTTCTTGCCCTTAGTTCTAATAAAGGTGATACGGCCCGGGCTTAACTGAGAACGTGTAAGTCCCTCAGCCTCAGACCATCTTGCGCCAGTCGATAAACAGATTTTCACAACCATTACTAGATTATCCCCGTCAACTTTTTGGCACTGGTCTAATAGCGTGCTGATTTCCTCGCGTGTTAAAAAGGCCATTTCACTTTCATCAGTACGAAAAGGTCTGATATTTTTTAAGGGATTTTCCCCTTTCCACTCACCAAGACGGGACATTTCGTTAAATACAGCGCGAAAGTAAGTAAGCTCAAGATTGAGAGTGCGATGTTTGACCTTTGTAACCCTTGATGTTCTGGCGAACTCACCATTTAGTCGTTTCTCACGATAACGTGAGAAAAGTTGAGCGGAAAATTCGTTTGCTAGAGGCTTGTTCATGCATTCATATGCATGGTGCATAGCACCTTGTCGTCTCAGTCCATCACTAAGTGTTGAACCGTGAGCGCTATACCAAGAGTCAATCAGGCTTTTCAAAGTTCTGCGGTCTTCTTTTTCACCAAGCCATGGTTTGTCGTCAACTTCATCCATAGTAAAACGTTCAAAGGCGAGAGCTTCGCCTTTTGTGGCAAACTGTTTTCTGATCCGTTTGCCACTTGCCCCGTTTGGATAGCATTCACATAACCATTTGCCTGCTGGTAACTTTCGTACTGTCATTTTATCTCACTGTAGATGCCTACAACTTGCCCTAATCCATTAATGTCACTCACGTCACATTCAAAAGGTACTTTGCTACCTGTTACGTGAACTCGCTTGGCCGGGATAAGTGCTAAGTCGCGAATGCTGACATTTCCCTCAATATCAACCAGCCATTTTCCATCAGATAAATCGGTAACGGCCATCTCTATAAGATAAATATTGTGGTCATCAATCACGGCTTGAAGTTGTTTCGCGGGTCTGGATATGAATGACTGGTCTAGGGTTAGAACCCCATCTGATGCGAGCTTGCCATTCACTATTTTAAGCTTTTCGATTGTTCGAGTTGTATCGGATTCAACTTCCTTTCCGTAAATGTCACCTTCGCCAGTCACAAGCCAAGCCAAATCAGCACCAGTTTCCGCCATGCATTGCACAACGAAGTCAGAGGGGAATGAGTCCCTTTTATAGCGGTTAGAAAGGCTACTGCCAGCAATATCAAAATGCTGTGCTAGCTGAATTTTGGATGAGAATCCATATGCAGTAGCTATGCGATCAAGAACCTGAGCGCCGCCACTTGAAAAGTCTATAATCACTTTATCCAAGTTTTCACCGTTGACTACTCCCAAAAAGAAAGGTAGTCTCCTTTAAAATTCACATTAAGAAATGCCAAGAGATGCTAGCTGATACTAGCAGGTACTAAAAGATGCTAACCGGAGATGTTGCACTATGACCGAACTCATTACAATCAAGATCCCTCGCGAAACTGTCACTGTTAAAGAATTTGCAGCCTTTGAGGGAATGTCAGTTCATACCGTTTATAAATGGACTGCCGATGGGCGACTTGATATCGCTCCAAAAGTTATTAACAAAGATAAAAAACGGCCCGGCGGAAAAACTAAAATTTTGTACGCAATGTACAAAGCAAAGCAGGCGGCCATGTCTCTCGGTCATTCACGTTTTCAAATCGTCATTAGTGCGTGATTCATATTAAGTGAATTTCGAGGGGGGAACATGTTTGATTTTTCTGTTTCTAAACATCCGCACTTTGACAATGCATGCCGCCAGTTTTCAACGCGCCACAATCTGACGCAGTTGGCGAAACAGTTGGATATGAATGCGCAAACGTTGCGGAACAAGCTCAACCCGGAACAGCCTCACCATCTTACTGTCACTGAATTATTGGCTATTACCGATGCAACAGAAGACGCCAGCTTGATTGATGCCATGTTGGCCCAAATCAATTGCATGCCATCGGTGCCAGTCAATGAAGCCTGTGCCGATAACATTTCTACCTATGCACTTAAAGCAACTGCCGCCGTGGGCTTGATTGCCGCCGCTGCCGTTCAAGGCGACCATAAGACTGCTTCTCGCAAATCCTCTCTGCTGGATACGGTCAATACAGCTATTCGCCACCTGTCACTGATTGGTCTGACAGTGCAGTGTCGCATTCAGTCAACCCCTGCGCTTGCTTCAACCGTTGATGTTATTAGCGGCTTGAGTGCTGTCGCCGGTTTGAGTTGAGGTGTCTTTATGATTATTTCTATTGCCCCATTGTTAAAGCAGCAAAGCCCGGTAAACCTGCGCCATTTCGGCCACGGTATGCTGGAGTTGAAGAACGGCCAGCGCTGGACGCCGGGAAGTAATCAAAAGGCGCTTTTACAAGAATTGTCCTCTGTAAAGAAGACGCCAATATTACGCCGTCTATTCGGGTGTTGATTGGGGGATATATGCTGCAATTAACGGAAGCTGAAAAATTGAGAATGACGGGTATTGCCCGAATTACTGAATTTAAAGAAAAGTATTTACACCATAGAAAAAATGTTGCTCAAGAGGCTTTTGATAAATCGCCCGCACATTTGCGTAAAACAATTTGTTTTCATGCTGGCTTAAAAAGTCGTCACGTGAATATGCAGTTTTCAGAATTAAGTCCGGCAGAAAGAGAGTCTGTTGTTGAAGCGTTAAATTACTTGATTGAGTTCACTCGTTCGTTACCACCATTTATCAGTAACGATGACTGCACTCTGAATATTATTAATTAACCAAAGTCGCAATATATGGCGTTTTACTCGCCGGGTTTTGTATTACCTAAAAACAGGAATTATCTATGCAGAATACAACACAAAATATATGGGTGGGTGTAGACCTCGCCAAGCCGGGCAGTGAGCGCACAGTAACAGTGATGACAGTTGAATCAATGGAGTTAATGCTAAATGAAGCGCGCAGGGATGAAAGAAAAAATCAGGCTGCGGTGGTTTCATTTCGTCTGGATGAGATTGCTAATCAAATTCTAAACCGAGAGTTGAACGGCATAGAAGCGGCGGAGCTGCTTAACCAAGTAGCTGAGGGGATTCTCAACCAAGCGCAGGCACAGCACTGATGGTTGGTGAAATTGTCATTGATGCTCGTTACGCAATTACTTTGTGTGAGCCAACCAAATTTTTAAATCGTATTCCAAACCTCGTTCTTAACGAGATTAAATTCACCAAAGAAAATGAAAGGGTGTTGGCGGTAATTGCTCACTATCCAACAAGGGTTAGCTTAGTGAATGATTTAATTCATCATCGTATTTATCGCTCAGGTATTAATTCTATTTCGGCACTGGTCGAGGAAACTAAGCGTCTTGCTGAGTTATGTGAAAAAGGATTTAAAGATTTTCATTCCCCTAACCTATTACCAAAGTAAGGAATTTATTTTGCATATTAAAATCGGTGAAAAACACGTTGTTACTTCTGACAGCCTGCAATTTATTCTTAATGAAGTAAAGGTTAGTCAGAAAGGTAAAAGCGAGGGGCAAGAGCGTCTAGAGCCAATTGCTTATTATCCAACTATTACTCAACTGGTTGAGGGATTAATAAAACGCAATATAGGTGAAGCGCAGATTAATAGCTTTACCTCGTTGGCGGCTGAAATTAACCGTATAGGGAAGCTATGTCAGGCTGCGTTTTCAGTCACTAGTGGCAACAAGGTAAAACCATGAAATTAAGTTTCTGGATTTTCTTGCACGTCATGTTGCCAGCTATTTGCGGGGCTGGCTTGGTGATGCTGTGTCTCACCTTAAAAGTTTATGGGCTGTAATTATGTCTACTGAATGCTTTGTATATAAAAACTTTAATGATGAACGCGCGTTAATGATTAATACCATTGACGATATTGTGACGGAATATCAAGGGCAGGGGTATCGATTAACTACTCGTCAGGTTTATTACCAACTTGTGGCGCGTGGAATGATTGAGAACACCCTACAGAGCTATAAACGTATTGCTTCGCTGATTAATGACGCGAAGCTCGCGGGCTTGATTGATTGGTCTGGTCTTGAGGATAGGACGCGTGATTTTATTACCCGGAGTCACTGGAGGAGTCCTAGCGAGATTATTCGTGCCAGTGCTGAGCAGTACCATGAGGATTTATGGAGTAATCAATCCCAGCGGCTTTTTGTGATTATCGAAAAAGAGGCATTGGTCGGCGTCCTTGAGTCGCTTTGTAATCGGTATGATGTGCCTTTACTTGCTGCGCGTGGTTATCCGTCAGGTTCTGTTTTGTATGATTTTGCTCAAAGTCATTTAATTCCTGCAACCAATATGCGGCAGCGCTGCCATATTTTGCACCTTGGCGACCATGATCCAAGTGGCATTGATATGACGCGGGATTTGGTAGGCCGATTGGATATGTTTACTTATACCTCCGCTCTAGTTTCCCTTGAGCGAATCGCGCTAAATATGGAACAGGTTGAAGAAATCAACCCGCCCGAAAATCCAGCCAAAACAACAGACTCTCGTTTCGCTCAATATATCAAAAGATATGGCCGCTCAAGTTGGGAGCTTGATGCTTTGCAGCCTCGCTATCTAAATCAACTTGTTGAGGAAAAGATATCCAGTCGAATTGATTGGGATGAGTGGGAGCAAAAAAAATCTGAGATTGAAGTCAGCCGTACTGCGCTTGAAGATGTTGCTAATAGGTTTGAACTTGATGCGGGTGACGAGTGAGCACCTCTATTCATGGCCGCATTACCTCAGCTCCGCCGTTGCCTTATTCGGGCAGCGGCGCTGCTGTTCCCGCCTATACCTACCCCGGCAGCAAGCCGCGCGAAACCTTGCCCGGCATTCAAAGACCGCTTACCCGTGAACAACTGATTCAGGGGCAAGCTGTTTTAGACCGTATCGACACACTCCCTCATTTCCTGCGTAGCCAGTTTGTTTCTCGCTATGAATACCTGCTAGCCAATAAAGGGCTAAATGACGCTAACAAGTGGCTGGTGTTTGTTTTTGACCAGCGAATCTGGCCGCGTATTCAGGTGGTTAATAATAAGAATGTTATGCGCCTCAGTGCCTCACAGAGCTTTTCCATTGATGCGCCAACCTATGCCAGCCTAGCAGGTATGCACGATAAAGAGCTGCGCCGCTTTGCTCGTAAAATCGGTGATGAGTTAATGGTGGCGTACAATCATCATTGTGATGAATGCATCAAGGCTAATGAGGGTGATAGAGCTGTTTTGTTGCAGACAGATGCACAGGTGCGCATATACGGCGACCTTGCCAGAATGGCGCGCGCTTTTAATATCACGCCGATGCACTGGCGCAAATACCTGAAAGGCCGGTTAGATATCACGTCTGCTATCGCCAGTCTGTCGCGGCTGGTTAATCCCGAATGGTGGGAGCGCAAACTTAAAGCCCAACGGATGTGCTGGCGGGAAGCGTTATTGATTGCTGTCGGTAATGTTAGCCGGGATGCTTTGGCGTCTTCTTATGCCAGTAAGCAGGCTATCCGGGAAGTGTTCGCCCGTCGCCAGTCTAATTTGGAATATCTCAAAAGCTGCCAGTTAGAAAATATTGAAACCGGTGAGCGTATTGACCTGATTGATAAGGTCATGGCAAGTATCTCTAATCCAGAAATTCGCCGCATGGAGTTAATGAACACCATCGCTTTCACTGAAAAATATGCTGCCGGGCAAAAGCACGTCGGCATGTTCCTGACCGTCACCACCCCGTCAAAATATCACCCGACCCGCGTTGTTGGGAAAGGCGATAACGAGAAAGTCCAGCTTAACCATAAGTGGGACGATGAAGCCTATTCCCCCAAAGACGGCCAGCGCTATCTCTGCAATATTTGGAGCAAAATGCGCACTGCCTTTAAAGACAATAAATTAAGCGTCTACGGAATGCGGGTGGTTGAGCCGCACCACGACGGCACCCCGCACTGGCACATGATGCTGTTTTGTGAGCGTCGCCAGCGCCAACAGATTATCGACGTCATGCGCCGCTATGCGTTGAAAGAAGACAGTGACGAGCGCGGAGCCGCTAAATACCGCTTTGAGTGCAAGCACATGAACAAAGGCGGGGCCGCTGGCTATATCGCTAAATACATCGCCAAGAATATCGACGGCTACGCGCTTGAGGGTGAGCGTGACCATGAAACCGGCGAGCTGTTAACTGACTCCGCTGCGGCGGTGACGGCGTGGGCGGCAACATGGCGCATCCCTCAATTTCGCCCGATTGGTCTGCCCTCCATGGGCGTCTATCGCGAGTGCCGCCGTATTCGCTCTATTAGTCTGGCTGAGACTTTCGACGAAACCGTGGAAGCCGTGCGCCATGCTGCTGACGAGGGTGATTTTGCTGCCTACATTATGGCGCAAGGTGGAACCAATTGCGGCAATCAGACCGTCCGGTTAGCCAAGCGCGTTGCCGATGAACTCAACGCCTACGATGAAGAAGTACAGAAAGTCGTCGGTATCTATGCGCCGCATTTGGGCGCTGACCTCGTTCATGAAACCCGCACAACTCAATGGCGCATCGTTGCTGGTGCCGTTGACGTTGAGCTTTTGACTTTGAAAAGCGCCTCTGGCGCGCCTCGGAGTCCTGTCAATAACTGTGGGTTAGGTGGAAACACCCAAGCGCCAAATGACCCCAACGGGCAGGCTAAAACGCCTGTGATAGCGATGGAATACCCACCGGACGCCGTTATTGACTGGTCGGACACTGCCGCCGTGAGGGCGATTGTGGCCCGCGTTAAAGAGAAACAGCCAACGATAAGCAAGATGCAACGCAGTTATGACCCCACCAAGGGCCGACTTATTGCGCCATCCGCCCGTTTAACCCGCGAAGAACGCCAGCGCATCCCCCAAATTCGCAATGATTTACTGTTGAAAGATATCAGCATCGAGCGCTGGGAGCTGGAGTCGTTAGCGCGTGGGGCTTCAATGACGTTAGACGGCACAGTTATTCAATATCCAGCCCTGTCCGACTGGCCGGAATTCGATGATTAATCTACCTGAGAGAGAAACCATGACTAAAACCGCTGCAACTACCCGTAAACAGGCACAGCGCCAGCGTGATAAATCTGCCGGTATCAATGAGATCCGTGCCCGGCTTGAGCCGGAAGAATATGCCATGTTGACCGAGGGCATGGCGGCCCGGCGTTTATTCCGGCCTGCCTATGATTTACCGGAATATATCGCGCTGCTGATTCGCCAAGATAACCAGCGACTAAAAGAGCAACTGGCTGAACTGGGTAAACAGCGTTGTGGCCGATGTGGCGACACATTACCGGGCGATCCGAATGGGTGCTGTTTGCGGGGTGAGGCGGCATGTTGGCAGACCCAAGGCGTGAATAGCTTATTAATTAGCGCAATTAAACCATTGTGACGCGTCACAATGATAATTAAATAAGCAATGTGACGCGATGTGTTCACTGATTTGAGGCATAAAGGGCTTGTTGTTCAACAGGCTACTATTTAAGCCAAGATTTTTTACTTAAGTAAAACCATATATTTATATAGAAACTTTCTTAAAAAGTGCATATCATACTGTATATAAACACAGTATGCATAGGTGCTGGGAGATTACTAGGTGATGGATTTAGATGGGCTAGTTTTGCTGGAACGTATAGACCTCATAGCGAGAATGTCAGCCGGTGACGAGATGAAAAATAGAGATCGTGAAGTGGCGCTGGCGTGGATTGCTGAATTAGCCATGGAAGCTAAAAATAGCTATTTAGACGGGGCAGGGGAGTCCGGTTTACATTCTTTACGCTGACTTTTAGCGTTGCATGCATATAGTGCATGATTTTGCATGATGAACCTGAATCAGAAACTCCCCCTTAGCCCCAGTCCCGGCGCGGTTTTCGATACCTCATGCAAGTGCATGAAAAGCGACCTGCAAAGCGCGCAGGCGTGGCGGGGATAGCATTGCGCGCAAAGGGTTTTGATACCCTTATTTATCGATCTTGGGCGGGCCGTGGTGCTGCGTTCGGTTGGGTTGGGAATCAATGCGTGTTCGTGGGGTGCGAGGGCGTGGCGGGCGTCTGGTGGCGTATGGCGCGAGGTGTTGAAATGGCTACTTTTCGGGCATGAAAAAGCCGCCCGGTTCGGCGGCTGTGGTGTGGTGCTTCAATCATCCGACGGTGCTGCAACTATGAGGCTGATATCCACCTAGACCCATTCGCTGGCGGTAGCAACCTGAACACACACATTTCTTTGGTGGTTGAGGCGGTGGCGCGGGCCTCTTCACTGTGTCACCGGGTTTGTATGGCGGTGGTGTCGGCGCTTTACGTCCCATGTTAATCCTCGCTTATCAGTTCATAAGGCTTGAACCGGATCACCTCTTCCCCTATCCAGTCATTCACCTCTTTCAATCGTTCTTGCAACGGCGTTAACTCGTTACGGACAAACACTTGTGAGGCTTTTGCCACGTCACCAAAACCGCCGGTATTGCTGGGGATAATCCCCATCATCTGCGGCGGCACCCGGTGAACACTGAGCAGGTCGTCACGGGTGGCGTTCTTGATATTAAAAAAATCATCTTTGGTGGCGACCTCGCTCAACGGTAAAATCTGGATACCGTCTTTTTTGCCATTAGGTGCGTACATAAACAGGTTGCGGAAGTTGCCTAACCCTTTGGTGTCACGCATGGCTTTGCGCATCGCCTCAATATCGCTGCTGCTTTGGGCGGCATCTGTCATATACAGGATGTATCCCGCGTGAGCGCCGTTCTGATAATACTTGCGTCGGAACAGTGTGGCGGCTTCATTGAGCCAAGCCGAATTTAAGCCGCTGAGATATTCCGGCAAACCGTAAAGCTCCTGATTAATATCCGGTTCTATCAGGTGGAAAACACTCCCGGCGGCGAACAGGTGTTCATCTTTCCAGTTCTGCACAAACCAATAGCAATCTTTTTCTAATCCACGGCGGGTGTACTTGGCCGGGCTGGGGTCGAGGCGCAGTGGTGCGCCCAGTTGGTTACGGCGTACCTCTAAAAAAGCATTACCGAACACCAGATAATCCAGTGCATAACGGCTAAAAGCCTGTTGGCTAAGCATCGGATGAGGAATAAAGGTACTTGCCAGTATGTTGCGTTTCACATACAGCGGTGAGCTGTGATGCACCGCCGCCCGAAAGCTGCGCGCCAGCCCGTCAAAGCTGATAGGCGGGTCATACCATTTTCCATTTCCGGTGCATTCGATGTAATCCAGTATTTCCCGCTTATCGAGCACGGCGGAGGGTTCGCCAAAGGTGAATGCCTCCACCGGCTGCTGTTGGCTGGCGGTGTGATGGGTTGTCGGTCGGTTTAATGCCTTGCGGCCTTTGCGCTTACTCATCCGTAAAACTCCAAGAAATTAGGGCTGTTGCCGCCATATGTCGCGGTGAGGGGTTCATTTAACAAGGCATGCATAATCGCCCACGCCACATCGGCATGGCTGGCTTCTTCGCTGCGGCTGGCGACATAAGTCGAACTCTTACCGCTGGCGGTCATGGTTTTGCGAATGGCCATAAAGGACTGGGTTATATCGGTGTGGCCGGTGTCATATTCCAGACGTCCGTTATTGATGGTGTGTTTGGCTTTCAGCACCATGGCGGTCTTGATTTCAGGGGTGTATTTGATTTCCCTTGCGGCTGGGAAGAACTGGCGCACCAACTGGAAGACACCTTGGCCGACAGTCGTCGCATCGATACCGATGTATTCCACGCAATATTTCTGCGTTAATTCTTCGATATGCTTAGCCTGCGCTTCAAAATCCATCCCTTTCCACTGGTGGCGCTCCAATACGCGGAACTTGCCGCCCGGCACCATCGGCGGCGCAATCACCGCACACCCTGCACTGTCGCCGCCATTGGCCTCTGACGGGTCGTAACCAATCCACACCGGGCGATAACCAAACGGCCGCAATGAATACGGGTTGTAGTCTTCCCACTCTTCCAGACTGTCGACCATGCAAGCCTGCAGCTCCTTGAACGGGAAGACTGACGCCTGGTCGTCCACAAATTCGCACATCAACAGGTTTTGGTAGTCGGCCGGGCTGTATTCCAGTGAGAGCTGGTTGAGGTCAAACAGGTTGCAACCGCCTGACAGTGCATCTTCCACCGTCACAATCTGCCGCCACTGACCATCATCACACAGTGCACCACGGGCCAAATGGCTGTGGCTTAAATCCAGTTGGATGTGGTCGGATTTATTGCGCCGGCCTTTATTGAACAGCTCGCCAGACCAGAACGGATAGGCGCTGTGGGCCAGACTCGACGGCGTTGAGAAATAGGTGGTACGCCATTTTTTGTGTAATGACATGCCGCTGGCGACTTTGCGCAGTTCCTGAAACTTGGGTATCCAGAAATATTCGTCCAGATACAGATTGCCGGTGTAGCTCTGCGCGGTGCGCACATTCGTGCCGAGGAAGAACAGGCGCGCGCCATTGGGTAACACCATCGGGTCGCCTTTCAGGTCAACGTCAACCATCCGGGCAAAGTCGATAATGTAGCTTTTGAACACATGCGCCTGTGCCTTACTGGCGGACAGGAATATCTGATTACGGCCCGTAGTGATGGCATCCAACAGCGCTTCACGGGCAAAGAAGAACGTTGCGCCAATCTGGCGCGATTTCAGAATATTACGGATACGATGTTGTAACCCAGCCTCAAACCAGTTGCGCTGATAATCAAAGATATTTTTGTGAAAAATAGACTCCAACTTTTCAATGGCGGATTCGCCAAACAGGTTTTTATCCGGGGTCTTGCGCTCCCCTTTGTTGCGGTTCGCCACGTTCGGGTTTAAGTCGGCTTCGCTGCCGGTCTGGCTGTAGCGGTTCACCCGCGCCAGTCGTTCAATCTGGCGGCCTAACAGGTCAATCTCTTTAAAGTCCCGCCCCTCTTTGGCGTCTTTCATGATGAGCTGAATCAACCGCGCTTCCATGCTGGTTTCCACGCGGGAAATGGGCGCAATGGCGTCCCACCCGTCGCGCTTCTTCCAGCTCTGCACAGTCGGCGATTTCAGGCTTAGCGTGTCCGCAATCTGGCGCACAGAAAAGCCCTGCCAGTAAAGCAAGGCCGCCTGTCGCCGTGGGTCGCTGATGATGGTGCTCGGTGTCGTGTTCATGCCATTAGGCTACGCGACCAGCCCGACCCTCTGCGCGTCCTCGCTGTTGTGCCAGCCCCGTCACAACGGGCTTTCGTTGTTGCCGCCCCCCTCAGTCTGGAAACTAAGCCCCGTACCAAACAACCCACATTAAATGGAGCCGCTCATGGCTAAGAAAGTATCAAAATGGTTTCGTATCGGCGTTGAGGGTGACACCTGCGACGGGCGAGTGATTGACGTCAACGATATCAACCAAATGGCCGAATCCTTTGACCCGCGTGTCTACGGTTGCCGCATTAATCTGGAACATCTGAAAAGCTATTCCCCTGACAGCACTTTCCGCCGTTATGGCGATGTATCAGCCCTTAAAGCGGAAACCATTGAAGACGATTCCATTCTCAATGGTAAGCGTGCGTTGTTCGCCCAAATCAGCCCAACCGACGATTTGGTGCAGATGACCAAAGCCCTACAAAAAATCTACACCTCGATGGAAATTAGCCCGAATTTTGCCAATACCGGCAAAGCCTATTTGGTCGGGCTGGCCGTGACCGATGACCCTGCCAGCCTCGGCACTGAAATGTTGGAATTCAGCGCCAAAGCTAAACAGAACCCACTGGCCGCCCGTAAATTTAACCCGGAAAACTTGTTCTCGGCAGCGGTTGAAGTGCATCTGGAGTTTGAAGACGTGGCCGAGCCGGTTGCTACGTTGCTGAGCCGAGTGAAGTCTGTATTCAGCCGCAAACAGGCAAATGACGACGCTCGCTTTAATGATGTGCATGAGGCAGTTAACGCGGTAGCGGAACATGTGCAGGGGCATAGCGAAACCATTGAAGCCCGCTTTACGGCCATTGAGAAAAAGCTCTCTGACCACGTGGTGGAGTTGAAACAAGACATCGACCAAAGCAAACAAGGGGTTGTCGCCCTGAAAACGCAACTGTCTACCACTGAAAACTTTAGCCAGACCAAACGGCCGGAGTCCACTGGCGTTAATGGTAAAGCCGAGGTGCTGACCGACTGCTAACCGGGATTACTGGCCGCCGGTTGTGCGGCCAAATTGCTATTTCATTAACACGTTATTTAACTGAATCAGGATTATTATGCGCCCAGCAACCCGTTTTAAATTTAATGCCTATCTGACCCGTCAAGCCGAGCTGAACGGGGTGGAAACCGGCGACCTGAATAAAAAATTCAGCGTTGAACCCTCCGTCACGCAAACCATCATGACCCGCGTCCAAGAGTCCTCAGAGTTTCTGAGCCGCATCAATATTGTGCCAGTATCGGAACTGACCGCTGAAAAAGTGGGCCTGAGTGTGACCGGGTCGATTGCCAGTAACACTGACACTGACGGCGGTGATGAGCGCGAAACTGCCGAGTTTGCCGGGCTGGACAGTGAGAAGTATTTCTGTGAGCAGGTGAACTACGATTTCCACATTCGCTATAACACCCTTGACCTGTGGGCGCGTTATCAGGATTTCCAGACCCGTTTGCGTGACGCCATTATCAAGCGGCAGGCACTTGACCGCATCATGGCGGGCTTCAACGGCACCCATCGCGCCAAGACGTCTAACCGCGCACTCAACCCGCTGTTGCAGGATATCGCGCCGGGCTGGTTGCAAAAATACCGCACCAATGCGCCAACCCGCGTAATGAGTAACATCATCGGTGAAGATGGTGCGGTAGTGTCGGAAAAAATCCGTGTCGGTCATGGCGGTGATTACGTCAATCTGGACGCGCTGGTCATGGATGCCACCAATAACATGATTGCTGAATGGCATCAAGAAGACCCTGAACTGGTGGTTATCACGGGTCGCCAGTTGATGCAGGATAAATATTTCCCCATCGTCAACAAAGAGCAGGAAAACAGCGAAACCCTCGCCGCTGACCTGATTATCAGCCAGAAACGTATCGGTAACTTACCGGCTATCCGTGTGCCGTTCTTCCCGGCAAACGCGTTTCTTATTACCCGCCTCGATAACCTGTCTATTTACTGGCTGGAAGACTCGCACCGCCGCCATATCGATGAGAACGCCAAGCGTGACCGCATCGAAAACTACGAATCCATTAAACAAGATTATGTGGTGGAAGATTATGCCTGTGGCTGTCTGGTGGAGAATATCGAAATTTTACCGGCAAAAAGTGGCGGTGAAAAAGTCATGGGTGCAAGCGCGCTGATGGTATCTGATGCCCCGAACTATGACGGTCTGGCCGCTGCGATTATGGCTGCGGTGAAAGTCGCGTCTACCCCGGAGGATGTCGCACCGGAAACCGCCACTGAAACACTCCCGGAAACCACCGGCGAAGCACCGGCCGCCAAAGGGAGCAAATAAGTTATGACCAGTCCTGCGCGTCGCCACTTTATCCAACAGTCGGCTATTGCCGCCTCACAGCTACGGGATAACCCGTTGCGTCATGCCACTGGCTACGAGCTGATGTTGCTCAAGCTCAATGAAGATAAACGCAAGCTAAAACAGGTGCGTTCACAAGAGCGTAAAGCCGAGCTGAAACGCCAGCTATTGCCGGATTACCTGCCGTGGGTGTCGGGTGTGTTGAGTGAGGGGAAAGGCGCGCAGGACGCCATTTTAATGACGGTCATGATTTGGCGTCTGGATGCCGGGGACATCCCCGGCGCACTGGATATCGCCCGCTATGCCCTGCGTTATCAGTTAGTGCCAACCGACAGATTTACTCGCTCGACAGCTTACCTGATTGCCGAGGAAGTGGCCGAGTCGGCCGGGCGCGCCTATGCCACCGGTAAGCCGGTTGATGTTGACCATCTGCTACAAACCATTGAGCTGATGGAAGACGAGGACATGCCCGACCAAGTGCGCGCCAAACTGCACAAAATGACCGGTTATGTGTTGCGTGACAGTGGCCGGGGCGAACTGGCCCTGTCCCATCTTCACCGCGCACTCCAACTGCACACCGGTTGTGGCGTCAAGAAAGACATTGAGCGGCTGGCCGTGAAGTTAAAGAACGCCGCCAGCCGCTAACCCGAACGCTCCCCGAGCCGGGCGGCACGATGGCCGCAACAGAATTCATCTTGTTAACGCCGTCGTCCACCGCCCACCCATTCTGATATTGAGGTTGCCATGACCACTGTTGTTATCCCCGCGCCAAAGCCCGACAAAACGGCTGAACCGGTGATTGAAAATACCTTTTTCTGGCCTGCGGTTGACCCGATAAAACTGCGCGAGCTGTTGCGCCTTGAGGGAACCGTCACCGCTGAGCGACTGCGTTTTACCATCAAAGGCGCAATCGCCGAGGTTAACGCCGAGCTGTTCGAGTACCGCCGTGACCAGATGGTGGCAGGTTTTAAAACACTGGCCGAGGTGCAGGCCGAACAACTGGACGGCGAAAGCATCCTGCTAGCCGAGTACCAGCGGGCGGTCTGCGCCATTACGGCCGCGCTGCTGGCCGAGCGCTATCGCGGTTATGACGCCAGCGCGCGCGGTGATAAACGCGCGGAGGCCATTGAAAGCACGGTTGATGAGTTGTGGCGTGATGCGCGGATTAGCATTCGCAACATTGCCGGTCAGCCTCACAGCATTATTGGCCTTATCTGATGCGGGTTTACGCGTTGCAAGGCGACACGCTCGACGCATTGTGCTGGCGGCATTATGGCCGCACCCAAGATGTGCTGGAGCAAGTCTATGACGCAAATCCGGGGCTGTCGGAACTGGGGGCCATTCTGCCCCACGGTTATCCGGTGGAATTGCCCGACATGGCCCCGGCGGCCCAACGTGAAACCGTTCAATTATGGGATTGAAAATGGAGAAAATCAGCTCTGCGGTAGCTTATGTCTTGGCGCTGATACTGGCGTTTATTGGCGCACTGAGTCCGCAAGATATTGCGTTTTATGTGGCGGCGGTGGCTGCTGCGGCGACCTGTCTTATTAACTGGTACTACCGGCGCAAGAGTTATTTCTTGCTGAAAGAGTTGGGTATCAGGCGGGAGGTGTTCGATGAACTCAATCGTTAAGCGCTGTCTGGTCGGGGTCATTTTGGCGCTGGCCGCCACCTTGCCAAACTACCAAGCGTTAAAAACATCGGCCGCCGGGCTAAAACTGATTGCTGATTATGAGGGCTGCCAGCTCAACGCCTACCAGTGCAGCGCCAACGTCTGGACAAACGGCATCGGCCACACGGCCGGAGTCAAGCCGGGCAGCGTTATCAGTGAGCGACAGGTGGCGGTCAATCTGGTGGCGGATGTGCAGCGGGTCGAGCAGGCAATCGCGGTGTGTATGCCGGTTGCCATGCCACAACCGGTGTATGACGCGGTAGTGAGTTTCGCCTTTAACGTCGGCACAGGTGCGGCCTGTCGCTCGACGCTGGCCTTTTTTGTCAACAAGGGCGACTGGCGCAACGCCTGCAATCAGTTACCGCGCTGGGTGTACGTCAATGGCGTAAAAACCAAAGGGCTAGAGCGTCGCCGCACCACCGAACAAACACACTGCCTGAGCGGGGTCTGATATGCGCACATTAATTCTGTTATTGATATGGGTTTTGATGATGGCAGTGCTGGCATGGCATGCCCATAGTCTGAAAAAAGACTTAGACAGCGCCACGCTGGTGATTGGCACTTTATCCGCTGGGATTGAAAGCCGGGACAACGCGATCACCCGCCTGCAAGATGAGGCCCGGCAACAGGCAGAAAATGAGCAGGCACTACGGCAATCACTGAGCCATGCCAGCACCTTGTCATTATCCCGTGAACAAAAAATACAAAGGTTACTCAATGAAAATAAAGCCCTGCGTGATTGGTTCGCTACTGCTTTGCCTGCTGATGTTATCCGGCTGCACCAGCGCCCCGCGTTCGCCAGCCCCAACGATTATTTACGTTGGCTGTCCGACGGTGAACAGTTGCCCGCTGCCGGGCAGCAGTCCGGCGGTTAACGGGGATTTAAGTGCCGACATCCGCCAGTTAGAAACCGCACTGGTGGCCTGCGGGCTGCAAGTGGAAGCCGTTAAACAGTGTCAGGAACAGCATCATGTTAAAACCCAAACTGCTACGCCAAGCCTTAACCGACAGTCTGGATCTATTTCAGACTAACCCGGAACGGCTAAAAATGTTTGTTGATGGCGGGCGCATTGTCTCAACACTGGCCCCGTCGCTCTCTTTCGAAAATCAATATACGCTGACGCTGTTTATTGAGGACTTCGCCAGCGATGTTGATTATCTCTTTGTGCCGATACTGGCATGGCTGCGCGAGCATCAACCGGACATCATGGCAACAGAAGAAAAGCGCCGCACCGGTTTTATTCATAAGGTTGATGTGATTAGCGATGTGTTGAGTGATATCCGTATCGACTTGCAATTGACTGAGCGGGCCATTGTGAAAGAGGTCGACGGCGCACTGCATGTTAACCATGCGCTGGAGCCGACTTGGCCGGGGACACCAACGCGGCCAACAGCCATTTACTTTAACGGGGAAACGGTCAAATGAATGAGCTGAAACCCTTTGATGATGCATTGGCCGGGCTGATTGCCAACTTAACCCCCAAGGCGCGCAAAGCGCTGGCGGTCACTGTTGCTAAACGGCTGCGGGCCAGTCAACAACAGCGTATTAAACGCCAGCAAGCGCCCGACGGCACCCCGTATGCTGTCCGTAAATCTCAACTGTTGCGTAAACCCAAGGGGCGGATTAAGCGGGAAATGTTCGCCAAGTTGCGCACCGCGCGCTACATGAAAGCCAACAGTAGCCCTGACGCGGCAGTGGTCGAGTTTGCCGGGCGCGTGGAACGGATGGCGGCCGTGCATCATTTTGGCCTGCGTGACCGTCCGAATGTGCACAGTAAAGATGTGCAGTATGACGAGCGGCCGTTGCTCGGTTTTAGTCAGCAAGATATTGCCATTGTCGAGCATGCCGTGATGGTAAGCCTGTCAAAGTAGAGTGCCTGTTGTCCTGTCGATGAACAAACCCGCACAAATTGCCGCCTGACCCGTTGGGCGGCATCCTTTCTATATGAACACTCAAACCCAACTCACTGAAATTCTGCGCCTGCTGCGCAACCTTGTCCGTATTGGTACGGTGGCCGAGGTCGATCTCGACCAAGCCCTGTGCCGTGTGGCGACAGGGGACAATACCACCGGCTGGTTAAACTGGCTGACGCTGCGCGCCGGTCAATCGCGATCATGGTGGGCACCGTCCGAGGGTGAGCAAGTATTGATATTGTCCCTCGGCGGCGAACTGGACACTGCCTTTGTGCTGCCGGGCGTTTTCTCTGATGACTTCCCGCCACCGTCGGCCTCGGCGAATGGCCTGTATATCGCCTTTCCTGACGGTGCCACGTTGCACTATGAACCGGACAGCGGCGAGTTGCTGGCTGACGGCATCAAAACAGCGGTAATCAATGCCAGTGAATCGGTGAATGCTACCGCCCCCAACATCACCTGTACCGCCTTGGTCAAAATTCTGCTCGATACGCCGGAAGTGGAATGCACCAATAACCTGACTACCGCCACGTTGAACGTGAAGAAAGGCGGCACCATGAGCGGCAATATCACGCATACCGGCGGCCAGTTTTCATCTAATGGCGTGGTGGTTGATGACCATGACCACGGCCAAGTGCAGCGCGGTGGCGATTATACGGTGGGGATTAAATGACAACAGCCAAATACCTCGGCATGAGCCGCAACGCCGGGCAGACCATTACCGATGCTGACCATATCAGCCAGTCCATCGCCGACATTCTAATTACGCCCGTCGGTTCGCGGGTGATGCGCCGCGCTTATGGTTCGCTGCTCTCGGAGCTGATTGACCAGCCACAAAATCCGGCCTTGAGACTGCAAATCATGGCCGCCAGTTACAGCGCCATTTTGCGCTGGGAACCGAGGGTCAGGCTGACCGGCATCACCTTTGATACCACCTTTGACGGAAAAATGGTGGTCGATATCACTGGCACCCGCACCGATAGCGCGGCCCCCCTTTCTTTAACCATCCCTGTGAGCTGACCCTATGGCAACCATTGACCTGAGCCTGTTACCCCCGCCTTTTGTGGTGGAAGAGCTGGATTATGAAATCCTGTTGGCCGAGCGTAAAGCCACGCTGGTTTCTCTTTACCCGGAGGAACAGCGCGCCGCCGTGGCCCGTACCCTGTCGCTGGAATCTGAGCCGCTGGTCAAGCTGTTACAGGAAAACGCTTATCGCGAGGTGATATTGCGCCAACGCGTCAATGATGCGGCCCGCGCGGTGATGGTGGCCTATGCCGTCGGCAGCGATTTAGACCAGCTCGGCGCAAATAACAACGTTGAGCGGCTGGTGATTATCCCGGCTGACCCCACCGCTATTCCACCGATTGACGCGGTGATGGAATCTGACAGTGATTTCCGGGTGCGTATCCCGCAAGCCTTTGAGGGCTTGAGCGTCGCCGGGCCAACGGGCGCATATGAATATCATGCTAAAACGGCTGACGGCCGGGTGGCTGATGCCTCGGCAATCAGCCCGACCCCGGCCTGTGTCACGGTCACGGTGTTATCGCGTGAGGGCAACGGCGAAGCCTCAAGCGAGCTGCTGGCCGTGGTGGAAGCCGCGCTCAATGATGAGAACACGCGGCCGGTGGCTGACCGGGTGACGGTGCAATCTGCCCGCATTGAAGACTATGCCATTGACGCGGTGCTCTATTTGCATCCGGGGCCAGAAGCCGAACCCATCCGCGTGGCGGCTGAGAAGAAACTGACCGCCTTTGTCACCGCGCAACGTCGCCTTGGTCGTGACATTCGCCTGTCGGCACTGTATGCCGCGCTTCATGTTGAGGGTGTACAGCGGGCGGTGATTAATGCCCCACTGGCTGACGTGGTGCTGGATAAAACCCAAGCCGCATGGTGCACCGGCAGCACCATTACTGTTGGGGGTACGGATGACTGACCGTTTATTGCCTGTTGGTTCTTCTGTGCTGGAAGTGGCCGCCGCGCGCGCCTGCGCCGAACTGGAAAATACACCTGTCCCCATTCGCCAGCTCTGGAACGCCGACACTTGCCCGCTGCCATTATTGCCCTATCTGGCGTGGGCGTATTCAGTTGACCGTTGGGATGAAAAATGGCCGGAAGCCACCAAGCGCGCGGTGGTGAAGTCCTCGCAGTACGTCCACAAACACAAAGGCACGATTGGCGCAATCCGCCGGGTGGTGGAACCGCTGGGCTATCTCATCAAGGTGATTGAGTGGTGGAAGACTAACGAGACACCCGGCACCTTTCGCCTTGATGTTGGGGTACTGGAAACCGGCATTACCGAAGAGATGTATCAGGAGCTTGAGCGGCTGATAGACGACGCCAAGCCATGCAGCCGCCATTTAGTCGGCCTGTCTATCAATCTTGACAGCAGCGGCCCGCTGTATGTCGCCGCTGCCAGTTACAGCGGTGATGAGCTGACAATTTACCCCTATTTACCTGAAACCATAACCGTGACCGGCGAGGATTACGCCAGCGCCGCCGTCCATATCATTGATGACCTGAGAGTGAACCCATGACAGCGAGATTTTTTGCTTTACTGACCAACATCGGCGCAGCCAAGCTGGCGAACGCTACCGCCCTCGGCACCCGCTTAGAGATTACCCACATGGCAGTCGGTGATGGCGGCGGAACCCTACCCACCCCTAACCCGGCACAAACCCAACTGGTGAATGAACAGCGCCGCGCTGCTCTGAATATGCTGACCGTTGACCCGGTAAACACCAGCCAGATTATTGCGGAACAGGTGATTCCTGAGACTGAGGGCGGGTGGTGGATTAGGGAAATTGGTTTACTGGATAAAGACGGTGACTTGATTGCCATTGCCAACTGCGCCGAAACCTATAAACCGCAACTGCAAGAGGGCAGCGGCCGCACCCAAACCATTCGGGTCATTTTGATTGTCAGCAGTACCGCCGCTGTCACACTGAAAATCGACCCGTCAGTGGTACTGGCAACGCGTAAATATGTGGATGATATAGCCATTGAGGTGAAAGGCTACGCGGATAATCTGTTAGCGGAACATGAGAAATCACGCAATCACCCGGATGCATCGTTAACCGCCAAAGGTTTTGCAAAATATAGCAGTGCCATTGACAGCAATAGCGAAGCACTGGCAGCTACGTCGAAAGCGGTCAAAACAGTAAGTGATGCTGCTCTAAAAACTGCCAACAACCTTTCTGAGATTGCCGCCGCTGGCGCAACAGCGGTTGCCGCTACTCTTGCCAACCTTGGTTTAAGTGATTTTGCGAATATGGCGGATGTTCGCAAGTTGATTGACGCGGCTTTCCCTATCGGCGTGCCGATGCCATACCCTCTTGCCGCCATTCCTGAAACATTAATGGGGATTGTATTCTTTAAATTAAATGGTGGCACTTTTAGCACCACCACTTACCCCAAATTGGCCCTTAAATATCCCACCGGGGTATTACCTGATATGCGTGGTGAGTTTATGCGCGGTTGGGACGATGGACGAGGAGTAGACAGCGGGCGAGTCATACTAAGCGCACAGGCATCAACATGGATACAGCCCAACCTCGAAACCAGTCCGCTAGCAACAAATATTGGTATAGCTAATACTGACGGTGAGTTTAATACTGGCGCAATAGGCGGAGTATCAAATATAGGTGGCGGTTCAGGTTCTGGCCCGCGCACACGTTACTTCATTCGCCCCCGTAACCTGGCATTTAACTACATTGTGAGGGCAGCATAATGACGATCCAATTTGATAAAGATGGATATGCAACAAGCACCGAAACCGTCATTGTGCATAATGCCATGCCGGATACCCGTGAATATATGGGTTCAAGTGATGAGCTTATAAACGTAGGGCAAGGCTTGCCAGCCCGCTCTTATTTAGACTCACCACCTAAACCCAAAAAGGGATTTGTTATTTGCCGCACGTCCGACCAATCAGCATGGGAATATGTGGCAGATCACCGGGGAGAGGTTCGCTATAGCACGGTAACGGGGGTTTCATTTGCCGTAGGCCAAATTGGCAATTACCCGGACGATTCGACTGACAAGGCACCCGTGACCCCATTTGACAAATGGGACGGCAAGCAGTGGGCTACAGATGCCGACGCAGTAGCATGTACGGCCAGAAGCTACCGTGATGCCTTAATCATGGTGACAGACTCTTTGATGCTCAGTGACTATTGCATTGATGATGCCCCGCTAACAGCAGAGCAGCGCACCGAGCTAACAGAAACCCGCGCCGCCTATCGCGCATGGCCGACGCAGGAAAGCTGGCCGTTGATTGAGTTACCCGAACTGCCGCAATGGCTTTTGATTGAAGCGGTGAATCAGGGTTATCGTGTTCCTGTCTGGCCTCCGCTGTCAGCCTGATACTTTATATTAGCCCCATTTGTGGGGCTTTTTCGTTGTACCAGCCACCACACATCCCCTATCAGATGCCGCCCGCACAGTAAGTCGTCACCATACTCTCACCCTCAACCAACAGAGAGTTAATCCATGAGTGATTATCATCACGGCGTCCGTGTCCTCGAAATCAACGACGGCACCCGCGTCATTTCCACTGTGTCCACTGCCATTGTCGGCATGGTCTGCACCAGCGATGATGCTGACGCGGCAACATTCCCCCTCAATACACCGGTACTGATTACCAACGTACTGGCCGCCGCCGGTAAAGCCGGTAAAAAAGGCACACTGGCCGCGTCGTTACTGGCGATTGCGGAGCAGGCCCGTCCGGTGACGATTGTTGTTCGCGTCGCTACCGGTAAAGATGAGGATGAAACCACGTCTAATATCATCGGCGGCGCTGACGAGAACGGCCGCTACACCGGCATGAAAGCGTTGCTAGATGCGCAGTCTGTCACCGGTGTACGTCCGCGTATTCTCGGTGTGCCGGGGCTGGATAATCTGGCGGTATCGACGGCGCTGGCGGATATTTGTCAGAAGCTGCGCGCCTTTGGTTATATCAGTGCCTACGGCTGCAAAACCCTTTCCGAAGCGATGTTGTACCGCGACAATTTCAGCCAGCGTGAGCTGATGCTGATTTGGCCGGATTTTCTGAGCTGGAACACCACCGCCAACAGCACTGATATTGCTTACGCCACCGCTCGCGCACTCGGCCTGCGCGCCAAGATTGACCAAGATACCGGCTGGCATAAAACCTTGTCTAACGTTGGGGTCAATGGCGTGACCGGTATTTCTGCCAGCGTCTACTGGGATTTGCAGACCGTCGGCACTGACGCCGATTTGCTTAATAAAGCCTGCGTCACCACGCTCATCCGCAAAGACGGCTTCAAGTTTTGGGGGTCGCGCACCTGCTCTGATGACCCGCTATTTGCTTTCGAGAACTACACCCGCACCGCACAAATTTTGGCTGACACCATGGCCGAGGCGCAGTTGTGGGCGATTGACCGCCCGATGCACCCGACGCTGGTTAAAGACATGATTGGCAGCATCAACGCCAAATTCCGCGAAATGAAATCCGCCGGGCTGATTATTGACGGCGCTTGTTGGTATGACGACAGCGCCAACGATAAAGACACCCTGAAAGCGGGCAAGCTGTTTATCGATTACGACTACACCCCAGTGCCACCACTGGAAGATTTAACCCTGCGCCAGCGCATCACCGATAAATATTTGGTGAACTTTGCCGCTGCCGTTAACAGCTAAGGAAACCTGACTTATGGCACTGCCACGTAAGCTGAAATTGATGAACCTGTTTAACGATGGCCGGGATTACATGGGGATCGTGTCCGCCATCACCCTGCCAAAACTCACCCGCAAGCTGGAGAACTACCGGGGCGGCGGGATGAATGGTGTTGCGCCGATTGATTTGGGGCTGGATGACGATGCGTTATCCATGGAGTGGTCGATGGGCGGCCTTGACGAGTTTGTGTTGCAGCAATGGGGCGCGCCGAAAGTTGATGCGGTTCCGCTGCGTTTTTCCGGTGCTTATCAGCGTGACGATACCGGGGAAGTGATGGCGGTTGATGTCGAGGTGCGTGGCCGCCATAAAGAAATCGATGGCGGCGAATCCAAGCAAGGGGAAGACACGGAAACCAAGGTGTCCACCCAGTGCACCTATTACAAGCTGACCATTGACGGCAAAGAAGTGATCGAGATTGACGTGGTTAACCTGATTGAACGGGTTAACGGTGTTGACCTGCTGGAAGCCCAACGCAAGGCGATTGGCCGCTAAACCCTGACGGCCAGTGTTAACCCGCTGGCCCTCCCTGACTGAATTGGAAAAAACCATGAAAAAAGCGACTGCTAAAACTGAATCTATCGCCGAGGTTAACGAGAATCTGGTGGTACTGGATACGCCGGTTAAGCGTGGCGACACCCTGATTACTGAGATTGAAGTGATCCGCCCCAATGCCGGAACATTGCGCGGGGTGCGACTGGCCGATGTGGCTAACTCCGATGTGGATGCACTGATTATTGTGCTGCCCCGCATCACTTACCCCTCACTCACCACCGCTGAATGTGGCCGTTTAGAACTGCCAGACCTTGTGGCACTGGCGGGCAAGGTGATTGGTTTTTTGTCGCCGAAACAGGGGGCGTAACGCTCGACCCGAAACTGGAAGTTGACGACCTGATGGCGGATATTGCCGCCATTTTTCACTGGCCGCCCTCGGAGTGTTGGGGGATGAGCCTCACCGAGCTGGTGCGCTGGCGTCATAAAGCCCTACTACGAAGTGGAGCCGTAAATAATGAGTAAGAGCTTACAGCTACAGGTATTACTCAAAGCCGTAGACCAAGCCACCCGCCCGTTTAAAGCTATTCAGACCGCCAGTAAATCCCTTACCGGTGATATTCGCAACACGCAAAGCAGTATCAAATCCCTTGATATGCAGGCGGCGAAGATTGACGGTTTCCGCAAAGCCAGCGGCCAACTGGCCGTTACCGGGCAGGCGCTGAAAAAAGCCAAAGAAGACGCGGCAGCGCTGGCGATTGCGTTTAAAAACACCGAGAAACCCACCGCCCAACAAGCCCGGTTGATGGAGGGAGCCAGGCGCGCCGCCACTGAGCTGCAAACCAAATACAACGGACTGCGCCAGTCAGTGCAGCGCCAGCGTGATGCCCTCAATGCTGATGGTATCGCGACCAAAAACCTGAGCAGTGAACAGCGCCGGTTACGCAGCAGCGCCGCCGAAGCCACTACCGCCCTGAGCCGCCAGCGCCAAGAGCTGCAACGCCTGAGCCAGAAACAGGAACAACTCAACCGTATCAGCCAGCGTTATCAAAAAGGCAAGGCCGCCACCGCCACGGTGCGCAATGTGGGCGCGGCCAGTCTTGGTGTGGCAACCGCCGGGCTGTACGGTGCGGCGAAACTGATTGCACCGGGGATGGAGTTTGACAGCCAGATGTCCGGTACGCAGGCGATTTTAGGGCTGGATAAAAATGACGCCAAGCTGGCGGCCATTCGTCAACAGGCGCGGGATATCGGCGGCTCCACCGCCTTTTCCCCGACAGATGTGGCGCGAACCCAAGACACGCTGGCCCGTTCGGGCTATGACGCTGACGCCATTCTGGCCGCCACTGAGCCGACGGTTAACCTGTCGCTGGCGTCCGGTGTCGATATCGCCGAGGCGGCCGATATTGTCACCAACATGCAGTCGGCGTTTAACCTGCCGTTAGACCAGATTAAGCGCGTATCGGATGTGATGGCGAAAGGCTTTACCAGCTCAAACACCAACCTGTTAGAGCTGGGCGAGGCCATGAAATACGTGGCCCCGATTGCCGAGGCCGCCGGGGCCAGCATTGAAGACACCACCGCACTGCTCGGTGTGCTGGCCGATAACGGTATTAAAGGCAGTATGGCAGGCACCAGTACCAGTGCGGTGTTTAGCCGGTTACAGGCTCCTGTCGGTAAAGCCCCGGAAGCCTTGCGCGAGCTGGGAATCACGACCCGCGACGGCAAAGGCAATATGTTGCCGGTGGAGAAAATCCTCAAAGATATTGACCGCTCGTTTAAAAAGAACAAGTTAGGCACCGCGCAGCAAGCTGAATACCTGAAAGTGATATTCGGTGAAGAGGCCATGAAAGGGGCGGTGAAACTGGTGGCCGCTGCCGGTAACGGCAAGCTGGCGGAGAAACAAAGTAAGCTGAAAAATGCCGATGGCACCGCACAATCTATCGCCACAGTGAGGATGGATAACCTTGACGGCGACCTGAAAAACCTGAGTTCGGCATGGGAAGACTTAGAAATTGAAGTCTTTGAAAAGCAAGACTCCGCATTGCGCAGGCTGACCGTGACCGCAACGGACTGGCTGGTCAATGTTGCTGTGTGGGCCAAGAAAAACCCCGAACTGGTCAGCACCATTACCACGGTAACTGGTGCGGCGCTGGCACTGGTTGCCGGGTTAGGTGCATTGGGATTGATTGCATGGCCGGTCATGGCCGGGTTTAACCTGTTGTTGGCCGGGGCGGGTCTGCTGAGTACTGGGTTTTCCCTGATGGCCGGAACCATTGCCGCCGCACTCACCGCGCTGACATGGCCGATAGTCGCCGTGGTGGCGGCCATTGTGGCCGGTGGTCTGCTTATCCGTAAATACTGGGAGCCTATCAGCGCCTTTATTGCGGGTGTGGCTGAGGGTTTTACTGCTGCCATGGGGCCAATCAGTGCCGCGTTTGAGCCGCTTAAACCGGTGTTTGCATGGTTTAGTGACAAGGTGAAGCAGCTTTCAAACTGGTTCGCTGACCTGATTAAACCGGTGAAAGCCACACAGGAAACCTTGGACACTGCGACCAACGCAGGCAAGTTATTTGGCGAGGGACTGGCGGCAGCGCTCAGTCTGCCGATGGATGCGCTAAACACCCTGCGCAGTGGCATTGACTGGGTGCTGGAAAAACTCGGCGTTATTGATAGCAAATCTACCGGACTGGCCGATAACATCCCGAAAGATAACCCCTACGCGGGCGGATACTCACCCAGTGGCGGCGTGTTATACGGCGGCTATCAGCCGGTCACCGCCCATACCGGCACCACTATCGTTGATAGCAGCGTGACCACCAACGATATCAAGATAACCATCCCGCCGGGCATGAGCCGACAAGATGCTGAGCGCATGATGACCGATGCGCTGGCTAAGAACGAACGGGATAAGCGCGTCCGTCAGCGCGGCCAGATGGAGAATTAATCATGATGTTATCACTGGGTTTATTTGTGTTTATGCGCCAGACCACGCCTTATCAAACCATGGGGCGCAATATTGATTACCGTTGGCCGACTAACAGCCGGGTGGGCTTGCGCCCGGCTGCACAGTTTCTTGGCGTTGATAGCGAAAAAATCACTCTGTCCGGGGTGTTGCTGCCGGAGCTGACCGGCGGCCGCCTGTCATTGCTGGCCCTCGAAGTGATGGCCGACCAAGGCAAGGCGTGGCCGCTGGTTGAGGGCAGTGGCATGATTTACGGCATGTTTGTCATCGAGAGTTTGAGCCATACCGGTACGCTATTTTTTGAAGACGGCAGCGCCCGGCGCATTGAGTTCACCCTCAACCTGTTACGGGTGGATGAGTCATTAACCGCCATGTTTGGCGACCTGCAACAACAGGCTGACGAGTTACTGGGTAAGGCGACAGAAATGACAAGTAAGGCGCAGGCCGCTATCGGGGGATTATTGTCATGATGACCGGCATGGCTCTACCGGCTGGGGCGGATATGGCCCCGGACTTTATGCTGAACATTAACCAGAAAGATATTACGCAGAATATCCGTGACCGGCTGCTGTCCCTGAGCCTGACCGATAACCGGGGCTTTGAGGCTGACCAGCTTGATATTGAACTGGATGACGCCGACGGCCAGCTTGCCATGCCGGAACGGGGCGCGGTGCTGTCGGTGTTCTTGGGCTGGAAAGGCTCGGCGCTGATTGGTAAGGGGGATTTTACCGTGGATGAGGTCGAGCACCATGGCGCGCCGGATACGCTAACCATTCGCGCGCGCAGTGCGGATTTTCGCGGTTCGCTCAATACCCGGAGGGAGGTGTCTTACCATGAAACCACACTGGGGAAAGTCGTGGCACAGGTGGCCGAGCGCAATAACCTGAAAGCCATGCTGGCTGACGGACTGGCGGATATCACTATTTCGCATATCGACCAGACCCAAGAGACTGACGCCAAGTTTATCACCCGGTTAGCCTCGCTTAATGGCGCGGTGGCCGCCGTCAAAGCCGGGCGATTGTTATTTATTAAGCCGGGCAGCGGTGTCACGGCCAGCGGTAAACCTATCCCGCAAATGACGATCACCCGGCAAGATGGCGACCAGCACAGCTTTAGTATTGCTGACCGGGGCGCGTATACCGGGGTGAGTGCCAGTTGGTTGCACACCAAAGACCCCAAACCGGCCAAGCCGAAAAAGGTGAAATTACAGCGCAAGCCCAAGTTTAAGCAGCTCCGCGCACTGGAACACCCCAAAGCCAAACCGATCCGCACCAAGGCGGCGACAGTGAAAAAGCCGGTGGAAGAAAAACAAGGGGATTATCTGGTGGGGTCTGAGGATAACGTTTTTACTATTACCACGGTTTACGCCACACAAAAAGCCGCGATGCGTGCCGCACAGTCTAAATGGGAGAAGTTGCAGCGCGGTGTGGCCGAGTTCTCTATCACCTTAGCCATGGGGCGCGCTGATTTATTCCCTGAAACACCGATAGCGGTCAGCGGCTTTAAATCAGTGATAGACCAACAGAGCTGGATAATCAGCAAGGTAGCGCACAGCCTGAGCAACAGCGGCTATACCACACAATTATCTCTCGAAGTGTTGCTGTCGGATGTGACCTATGAGGCTGAATAAAATTCATAATATGTGATTTTATCGATATAAAAATCACATAAAGCTAATTATTGAGCGTTTGTGATGCTATCATATTGACATAAGCAGAGAGAGGAGGGGACACAGATATGATGCATTGCCCGCTTTGTAGAACCGCTGCACATGCTCGGTCTAGCCGTTACCTGAGTGAAAAAACGAAAGAACGTTATCACCAGTGCCAGAATATAAATTGTAGTTGTACTTTTGCCACGCACGAAACAGTAGATAGAATAATTGTCAAACCGGGGGAGACAAAACCAGCGCCACCTCATCCGAGTCGCGATAATCAATCTGTATTCTGGTATTAAAAGAAGCCTGCGAAAGCAGGTTTTTTTTCGCCGCGATTAATCGAATATTAAAACTTACATCGCCATTTAATCGCCATTGTTATTTTATGGAATAAAAATCACAACTAACATATCAATGTAACGTTATGATTTTTATGTGTAATTATAGTTTCTGTATTTTCCTTTAAAGTGAATTTAAACGATTATTGACCGCTTTGGCCGATATCCACATCGTAACCTTATTCTCGGCCGTGTATCCAGTGCTGAAGAACAAGCTTTTCTACTCCAACCGGGATCGGTGTTTTAGTCCAAAAGAGTAGAGCGATAGTCGCCAGAGATATATCTGCACTGGCGGCTATTGCTGCTTTGGTTATTACCAAGTTTGCTACCATGTTCACAAAAAAAGTACTTACCTAAAAGTCGAGTCGACATTTTTATCCATTTGACATCACAGGATAACTTGAGGTTTTTCCTAAACTACCGCCTCCTCTATAGTGGTCATTGAAACAATATTGTTACCAATATATAACAATCTGCAATATATGAATGGGAGCTCAGCATCTGAGATTTTTCAGTGGTGAGTTTATGTTGGCATGGAAGTTTAACAATATGGTAGATGTATCAATATGGCTGAAACAACATCATTAGAAACGAGTGAGTCTTCACAATCAGCACGTTTGACAGAGCAAGCAGATACACGACAGAGAATCCGTGCCATTGTTGGAGCATCCTCCGGTAATTTGGTTGAATGGTTCGACTTTTATATTTATTCATTCTGCGCCCTCTACTTTGCACCGCTTTTTTTCCCTAGTGATAATCCTACGACACAGTTAGTACAAACAGCGGGTGTGTTTGCTGCGGGTTTTTTGATGCGGCCAATTGGTGGCTGGCTATTTGGATATATTGCCGATAAACATGGACGTAAACTCTCCATGCTTATTTCCGTTTATATGATGTGCGCAGGCTCATTAATGATTGTTTGCTTGCCCACTTATGCCTCAATCGGTAGCCTGGCCCCTATTTTGTTATTAGTTGCTCGCCTATTTCAAGGGTTATCCGTCGGCGGGGAATATGGTACCAGTGCGACATATATGAGTGAAGTCGCGGTGAAAGGGCGCAAAGGCTTTTATGCTTCTTTCCAATACGTTACATTGATAGGTGGGCAATTACTTGCATTATTGGTCTTGGTTTTATTACAACAAACTCTATCATCAGAGGTATTGCACAGCTGGGGCTGGCGTATTCCTTTTGTGCTCGGAGCATTGCTGGCCGTGGTAGCACTTTATTTGCGCCGTTCATTGAATGAAACTTCAGATGAAAAAACACGTAACAAGAAAGATGCCGGCAGCTTGAAAGGGCTATGGAAGAACCGCCGAGCCTTTATTATGGTATTGGGCTTTACTGCTGGCGGTTCACTTTCTTTTTATACTTACACCACTTATATGCAAAAGTATTTAGTCAATACAGCAGGGATGAATGTAAAAACCGCTAGCCTAGTTATGACGGCGGCTTTATTTATTTTCATGATAATCCAGCCATTATTTGGTGCATTATCCGACCGTATTAGTCGGCGTACATCTATGCTGACTTTCGGTTTGTTATCTGCGTTATTAACAGTGCCCATTCTCCATGCGCTAAAAGGTGTCACCAGTCCTTATATAGCTTTTATGCTGATTGTCACTGCACTGATTATAATTAGTTTCTATACTTCCATTGGTGGGTTACTGAAAGCAGAAATGTTCCCGCCAGAAGTTAGAGCACTAGGTGTTGGCTTGTCTTATGCTGTTGCCAATGCCATGTTTGGTGGCAGTGCTGAATATGTTGCACTATCTCTTAAGTCTTTTGATATGGAAAATAGTTTCTTTTGGTATGTATCAGCAATGTGTTTCTTAACCTTCCTAGTTTCTTTGCGCTTACACCGCAAAGGCCAAGAGGTAGAGTTGTAA